GCTGAACATTGGCCTTACTTGGTGTAACAATAACATCCCACTTTGGTTCTAAAAACTTGGGTTGATCTGGTAACAATTGCTTGGACATAAAACGATAATTGATATGACTCTTGCTTTTGTTTTGATAAGCTAACTCTGTTGGAATTTTTTCAGCAGCTCTAGTCTCGTATGTGACCTTTATTGTGGTATCGTTGTTGTTAAACTCAGTGTCACTTGTGATAGTCTGCAACAGTGATAAATTACTGAGACCAAACTCACCTTCAAGTTCTTCTAGTGGCTTGATAAACTTGCCCTTGAGAATTACTTCTTTTTCCTTTTCCATAGACTCTACCAAGATTTCTTTGTTGGTAGCTGTAATCTTAATCTTATCAAAGAAACCTGTAGGCGTAACATACGTTGTGAGGTCCTTGATATAATCCTTTAGCGCCATGTCTTTTCTCCCATTCGCATTTGTTGATCTTCCACTTGTCGCATTTTCATGTTTTCTTCAATCATTTCATCACTCCATCCGCAAAGGTATTTTAGAATGAATCTCTTGCTTAAGTATGAAGGGGCACCGTTCAATGCGTCAATTAATATTTTCAATTCTTCTGGCTCATAGATAATAGTGTTTTTGGTCTTTGTAGTCATGTGTTTGCTCCTTTTTAAAAACTGAATAGATCACCAAAGCTATTGGCATTTTTGTTTGCATCAAGATCCCAATTAAGCACGCCAAGCAGATTTTTTACTTTTTGATCTATCAAAACTTCTTCCATTGTCTCGTCATCAAATGGCAAATCCTTAAACCATTGCGGTAGCGTCATTTCATCAACTGGGTATGCAACTGATGTTAATCCGCTGGGATTGGGACGTAGTTTACACACGATGACTTTGAATCCGTCTTGTATAGGCATGCTATAATGATCATTGTATATCTTTTTCAATCTATTCCAGTTAATACTGGCTAAAACATGTCCAGGTATTGTTTTTTTAGGAAGCTTGGGATTTTTCCAATCCATTGTTGTTTGAGAATTCAAAATTCCCTCGTAATAGGTTATCTTGTTTGCTCGTTTTGGAGAACCTTTCAACCAACCAGGCCAGCTACGAAATTCCTTGCGGAATTCCAGCACTTTTGTTTGGATATCAGATTCAATTGCACCTGTGAGCACATCAACTAGGATATCACTGAGGAAGTCTTGCACGATCTTCGGTGTATCGCTGCGTTTGAGGTCAAGCCCCATGGCTTTGATCTCGCCTTTTTTCCCGTTGATATCCTTGCGCTTGCCTTCCTTGTCATAGATAAGAACAGCATATCTTTTCTTTTTGATAAACAATCCTTTGATTGCACAAAGCTCGCGTGCTGCTTTGATTATGGCTCCGTTTTTTTCAGGACAATTAAATGCTTTCTTCATAAACTCAGGAAAGCTTGCATTGGTCATGTCGCCAATCTTGTCATATAGATCGGTTACGTTTTCCTTGGTCCATTCAAAGTCTTTGAACTCTGGAAGATCTTTCATAACAGGGTAAGCGGAGAAATAATTCGAGTCAGTATCAGAGTAAATTGATGCTATTCCTTTATAATCATAATCACCTGTGATAATTTCGTTTATCTTACTACACATATGCTTCACGATGCAGCGTCCGCTTAGTGTAGTGCTTTGTGCTACTCTTGCATCGAAGAACCTTGACCCAGGGTTGCCTAGTGCACCATATACCAAATCTTCAAATATGCTCGTTAAGCCATATTCCGCACCATTACGTGCTGCTGCATGTTACCATGCAGAGGAGACTATATCACCATCCAACTAAATTGGATGCCGCCCGTTTCGATCCACTTGGATCTACGGTCTTTCAACCTAGTCGTTGAACCTTCATCTTTCGATGCTTGGCTGCTGATTGTCCTTATCAAGGAGTTTCCAGCAATTAGAGCGGTTTTCATTAAACAGTTACCTGTTCACGTCGCAATATTTACGAATTTAGTAGAATTTTCTTAATCAATTGGCGTTGATCCCAAAAATCAAAAGATTGTTTTACTATCTTGGGGTCAGCAACAACTTTGCCATCTTTTATTTCTAAATTTTGTTCCTTAATCAGTGTAGCAAGTGTTTCAGCATCACCAGACTGTATAGCCTGATTAATCACTGTTGCATCTAACATAAATTGTCCTCCTATCATTTACATAGTTCGTTGTTCAATAATTTTTGAACCTGTTTTAATAATTCTGGTGGAATTTCTATACCATCAATGAGATTATTAACAGTTTTGGCTTTGGCCTGTAGTTCTTTGCGTTCTGCATACCAACGTGATAATAGACCTGGTATAATTCCTTGTTTTTCTATATTAAAAATCGTGCCATTGGCCGACAGCGTAAGATTTTTACCACTGTTGAATACATAATCATACAGCTCGCTTGCAGATACAATCGACGTCGATCCATCTTCGAAATCGACTGTAACTGTTGTTAGATCTTGATTCATTACTTGATTATATTCAAGAGTACCAAACATAGCGTTCCATGCATCTGCAAAGCTTTTCTTTTCGTCACGCATGCGCTTGGTAATAAGTTTGTCGGTACTTTCAGATCTTATATGCCCAACAATGGTTTCTGGACTCATGTTTAGTGCCCTAATTGCACTGGGATACAGACTATTGATATCAACCCCGCCAATCCAATCATGCATACCTGGTTTTGGATCAGCAACATATGCACCTACAACACCAGATATGTTTACTTCACCGTCCTCATCCTCATCTTCATTAGAACTTGTGTCATTACGGAAATCGTCTCTTTTACGATTTGGCACAATAAATCCAAGATCCCATGCTTCATTTACAATGGCCTGGTCAATCAATCCCACTGCACCCATTGTAGTTGACAACAAAACACAATTTTCATGTGCTAGATTGTTGCTGAGTTCAATAAATTTGTTCTTGGCATCAATTTTTACCAACAGCAATACGTCTTGACGATTATATTCAATAAATTTTTCAAAATCGTTGTTATAGAGACTATCTAAACTGCCTTCATAATGAATCTTTTTATCACCTACTTCATATTCGCCCACAAAGTCTAAACGATAGCTGTGCATTTCATGATAAGTATTTTTACGATACAACTGCAAATAATCTAAATGTATTCTGCCAATTAGATCATAAGTTATAGTTGTTCGTCCAAATGCTTCATATTCTCTGCGTTTGGGAAATTTGCCCCACAGGCATAATTTACGTGTTTCTTCTTTGCCCAATACCTGAACTATTCTATTGTATATATAAGGTATATCGAAACCTTCTGAGTTCCATCCGCTCAATATATCAACATCATCTATCAATCCCAGGAACAGTTCTAATAATTCTTTTTCATTTTCACACAGTATGGTATCGTCAAATTTGGCAACAATTTCTTCTGCTGTGTCTTGCGACATACCTGCAGGTTTTAGCACCATTGTAAAGTTTTTGCTCATCCAATTGAGATAAATTGAAATTGCCGTAATTGGAGAGAATGCATCATTTGGACTTGAGAAGCCTCGAAGTGGATCAAAGTCAACTTCAATGTCGAAAAACGCTACATGCAAATCTGGAGTTGAGGCACCTTTATAGTTGTCGTAGAAACAACGAAATATTGGATTGATATCTGTCTCATGTAGTTTGTCCTTAGACAAAACATTGATTTCACGAGTAAATTCTTTTAATTTATTGGTAGTAAACTTCTCACACATTTGTCCATATATGTTGGGCAATTTGCCTCGAGGACTGGGCCAATAAGCACAATATTTTGTATTGTATTCATTATATACTCTTAGTCCAGCTTTGTTTCGTTCAACAACAAGAATTTGATTCTTCTCTCGTTCATAAAATGCATCAATATACATTTGGTCTCCTTACTTTTATAGTAGTTGCCGTGTATAGAAACAGCAAAATATATTCACAGTTAATAACGGATTCCGGCAGCAGTTAATTGCTTGTAAATTTCACTGCTATACCATTTATAACTGTCGAGAATGATATTATTCAATGTACGTTTTGGCTTCCAATCTAAAATTTTGAAAGCTTTATCATTATTTGAAAATCTCATTAAAGAATCGCCATCGCGACGTTCTCCATAACGATATGGCAACTGCTTGCTCAACAACATTTCTGCTGTGTCAATTACCTGTTGTACACTGTAACCTTGACCGCTGCCAAGATTGAAGACATGTGCCCCGGGGTTATCGGGTAGCCATTTTAATGCTGCTATAATAGCATCTGAAATATCCATTACATGTGTGTAATCTCTAATAGCTGTGCCATCCGGCGTGGACCAATCTTTACCAAATACAGTAAAAGCATCATTATGCACAGCCGATTCCATTATCTTGGCCAATAAATGACTGCTGCCATTTAATTCGCCTAGATCGTGTTTGGTATGTGCTCCTGCTACATTAAAAAATCTAAAACTAACACTGCGAATACCATGTGCACCATACCAATCTTTCAACATCATTTCGCCAACCAGTTTGGTAGTAGCATAGGGGCTATATGGTAACAATGGACTAGACTCGTCCACAGCCACATCCTGATCTGCATAAACAGAGCTTGAACTGGCAAATATTACATTTTTAATGTTGTTTTTTACGCAGCAATTCAAAAGTGTTTGCATGTTTACTACATTATTATTCCAGGTTTCAGCAGGATTTATCATACTAGGCCCAACAGTGCTGTTTGCTGCCAAATGTATGACTGTTTCTGGACAGTAGTCTCGTATCGCATCTTGTGTGGTTTTGCTGGTGAAATCCTCATCAGCAAAAATATCACAATATTTTGATGTATATGATAAATCTTTGGCACGTTTATCAATCAACATCACAGAGTATTCTGTATTGTCTTTGATTTCTGCAGCAACATGGCTACCTATGTAGCCGCTGCCGCCAGTGATAAAAACCCATTTTGCCATTGTCTATTATGCTCGTCCTGCTGCCATTAACACTTGTTCAACTTCGTCAAGTTCTTCTCGGCTTTCGGTAAGCTTGTCTTTGTTTTGACTGTTCTTAAATGCAATTGTAATGGCTTTATTCAATACAGTCTTTTTGATATCAAGCTCTTCTGCAATATTTTCAATGGTTTCTTTGAGCCCTTCTTTCATGGCTGCAATATCCATCATAGCCTGAACGCCTTCGTTTATCAAACTCTGTAGACGTGCCTTGTCTCCGCTTGATAGTGCTCCTATAGACATACTTTGCTCCTTTTTTGTGTATAAGCAAGCATGCGTTGCTAGACCTTTGGTGGTCAATTAACTGTTTATGGTTGCACCTTGCACTTCTATATTATTATTCCAAGGCGTCCATGTGCGTAGATCATCTGTATACCACATGGTATATTGAGTAAGTGT